AGTTTAACGAATAAATGACCTTTTAATTAAAATCGCTCTTACCGAACGACATAGTACATCTTGAATTGATGCAATCCGTATTCATTTGACTTGATAATAACTTATCACAAAAACATGTGTTTGTAAATACTTTATTATTTTTTTTTAAATATGCACAAAAAAAGGCTCTGAACCAACGTGGATCAGAGCCAATGTTATTTGTTAATTTGTGCAATTTGTGTGTGCTGCGCGCTGGCAAGCCTGAGCGCGAAGCACACATACAGATAAACTAAGGTTCACTATCAAGTATACCAGTAATTTCAGGTGTAGTATGACCGCCTTGTTGCTCATATTGATATTCTTCAACATTATCAAGACGAGAGTCTAATTTTGTGATAGCCACTACACAGCCAATAACACCAATAATACACAACAAAATAATAAAATCCTTACAGTAATCTTTTTTCATAATGCAAAACCATCCTTTTTTATTTTTCATTTTACACTACTTCAATAATTTTTTCAACCGCCTACTTCGATGCATAATCTGGTCATTATCCGGGTTCATTTCACCCCTCATTGTCAAAATTTCCTGTTCTGACATCATGTCACCATCATCCACAGACTTCTTAAGTTTATCAACAACAGCTAATGTATCATATGCATTATAATCCTTATCCTTAATTAAAAAGCCGGTACGCTTACGAGGTTTAATGAGAGTCGGATTAGATGCATATTCGACCTCATCCGCATCATATTCATTCTGCACTAAGAAACGCCATATCTTTTCACAATTGATACACTTTTGAGTTACTGAACGCATGAGTGCATCTGTCAATTTGAATTTCTGCGAACTATACATAAAAGAAATATGATAATGCCTTGAAGTTATCAATGTATTTAAAAATGATGCATCAATATTAGTTTTGAAATTCCTACTATTAAGCTGCGCTGAAGCCTCATCCAGTACCACTATTACTACTGTCCTAGTATTATTTTTAATATCTATATCTTTATTTTTATACGCACAGCAAACCACCTGCGACAGACTCGCAAGAGGTTCATATGGAATTGACTTGAAATCAACATTACTAATCACATGAATTTTTTGGCGTACAAATTTCTTACGACCTCTATCCCAGACCATTTTGTTATTGTACCGATTAAAAATCATGGTAACATAATGCACAATAGATAAGGTCTTTCCACCGCCAAAATGTGCGCAGTAACAATTCAACAAACCTGCTTCATAAAAATTATACCCTTTATGCCGAATCCAGAAATAAAAATCTTTTATTACATATACGATTGTACTTACTGGATGCATGCAGACAATTCTAAAGATGACCGATAGCCACAACAGAAGCAGGACTCCAAGAAAAATTAAAAATCCCATTATTTCATACCTCCGAGGAATCCGCAGGCCGTAGCGAACAATTCAAACGAAATCATAACCACAATAAGCCTAACCATAACATATACATCTAACGTTGTAGACGTACCAACTATAAGATTAACAATAGCATCCATTATTTTCTAACCCCCTTTAAACTATGAGTGCGCCAAGACTTCATGCACGACCAACAGAAGCTGAACAACACAATAAACATGATTATATGCACATCATTAGCAATCGCATCTAAATTTGATGTATAATCTACGTTCTGAACAGTAGAGCCAACCGCAGGAGTCGAATTATCAGTTGTGACATCTTCCGTATTATCTTCTTTAATTTCCTGCGAAATACTTTCTTCACTTTGCTCATTTTGAACCTCACTATTATTTATTTCTGTATCTGGTACAGCTTCATATATTTCAGTTGTATCAACAGTCATTCTAACAACCCCCTTACAAACTTGACAATCAATATAGCTGCAAGTGAAAAAACAATTACCTGCGCAATAGTAGGCTGAATACTACCCGACCATGGCACACGCATATTTAACACTCGAATAATTAACATACATACATTTTGATATATTTCATACAACATGACTACCCCCTAATGAATTTAACAACTATAAGAACAATAAGGAGCGCAAAGCCAATAGCCACGACTTCGAGGCACCAAGACGGTAGAAAAGAGAATATATCAGCTATCATTTTAGGCACATCACCAATGCCTTTTGTAAATTCTTCTAATTTGTCAAAGGTAGAATTGCTACCACCAGATGCATCTTGAATATCTTTATTATCCTGCTTTTCTTCTGTTTTCTGAACATTATTTTTAGCATCTTCAGGAGTATCACCAGTACCAGTTATTTCACTAGTATCTTTTGGTTTAGAATAGCCACCATCAGAATCAGAAACAGAATTATCATTATCGTCAACCGCTTCAGAAGTATATTTACCTTTTTTAGTTGAATTGTAAAGCTTCACCCAAGCACCATATTTATTATCCTTTGACACAATACGAAGGTACCATATCGGTTCAAACTGATAGTTACCATAAGTTGTCATTTTTTCAAACACATTAGGCTTGTGAGCGTTATCTGTTTTATGCGACTCAACCTTATCATTAGCACTTTTCCAATCAATCCATGTATAATTAGACCTGTTTAAACCTTTTATATTATTTTCTGCATTCCAATCCTTAATAAATGTCTTATGCCCCTTATCTTCCGATTTAATATTACCGCTCTTATCTTGCCAAGCATAAGAACCATATAATTGGACCTTATAACCACCTTTTGAAAGGTCAATTCCAGTAGTACTAGTTGAACTATAAACAATTACTTTATCTTGATTAATTTTAGACAAATCAGCATTTTCGTCAGCATCAATTAACTCTTTTTTATTAGTAACATACGTTTCCATCTGAACGTTATCAAGCACACCAATATCAGAATATGATTGAATTTTAGGCTTATAAGTATTTCCATTAACAACAGAATCAGAACTACCACCAGAAAGAACCTTTAACAATTCATTCCAGCACTTGTCATTACCATCAGCAGTAACGACATAATCACAATTAGAACTAACATATTTATTGGAGTCACTATCTTGATCGAAAGTTGAACCATAACAGTAAATATAGGTAATAGAGTCATAATTCTTAGATGATACACCAAAAGCGTTATCCATCTGCATCACAACTTCACCACCGCGTGTGACCTTGAATTTTGACTTATTATAAAAATCAACAGAGGTACTACCAACACGAGTAATAAAACCATAACTAGCATCATTGAAAGCAAATGAATAAACAGGGTAATCAGACTGAACGGAACAAGTCATAGAAGCAGAGTAATCACCATCATATTTATTATCGCCACTATCTTTTGTAAAATCTATGCTTATTACCTTTGCATATGTTTGAGCATCAGCTCGAACAGCTTGATAGGGCATCAGAGTAAGCAACGAAACAACGAGCATACACACAAAAGACACCATTCTCCGAGTAAAACAAATATTTCCATGTACTTTCATAAAACCTCACTTTCTAAACCAATAAATAAACAAAAAGGGATGAGGTCATAAACCCCACCCCTAAGGCTATTGGTTACAATTATTTCTTTAACTTTCTAACCACACCAATAGCAATACCAACTACACCTGCACAGAAAAATACCATGAGTGTAGGGTTACCAGTAATAGTTGTAATAACAGTACTTACAACTTCCATAAGTGAACCAACCGCAGTTGTCATAGTGTTACCACCAGCCTCAGCTAACAGCATAAGCCTTTCTCCTTTCTAAAATTATTTTATAGTTATTCCAGTTATAAAGGCTTTGCCGCTATAACCACAACCATAATCAACATTACACTCGTGACCGATAGAACTATCAGTCACCTTATCAGCTAAATCATCATACAGAAATAGCTTATCAACAGTTTTACCATGAACACCCTCAACACCATCATTTTCAACGAAAACAACAGCACCTTTTCTCTTTTTCATTGGGATGTAACCTACGATTTTAAGCATTCTCTTCAACCTCTCTTTCATTAATTCCTGCAATACCAAGCATAGGTGCGTAGGCATTTAAAACCTCAACCAAATCTGGAAGCACTACCGCCTCGAATAATAACCTCTGCTCCAGTGTATCAAAAGACGTTCTTATCAATACTGGCATTACCTTAGTTTTGTTTTTCAATTCAACGTTACTCTTTACTTTCATTTAATTTACCTCTCTTTCATCAGTATTGAATTGATATATCTGATAAATAGCTCTTTTGAAGCCATCCACTACAGACTCGTATTTAAAATTGTAGCCGTGATTTTCAGCTATCTTTTGAACCATGTACCTTAACCAACTATCAGTATCATACATCAGCTGAGCATACCAGCTGCAATCATCTGGAGACAAAAGTAACTTTAGCTCAGTAGGTTCATGCAAGTTCTTTGATGCTATATATCTATGCTTGCCCTTAAGGTCAGCGCATATATCTTTAGTAACATACTTGGTTATGTAATTGATTGCCTTGTAAAAATCTTTTATTTTCGTAGCAGTAGAAAAACCAAATTTCCATCCATTAAGGTTATAGATAGTTGGATAAGAACTATTCTTATCAGTTCTGATGCAGGACTTTTTGCCTATGGCTACTCGACCAGAATCGGCAAACTTAATATTCCCAACGGTCGCTATCAGGCCATGAAAATGATAAGCTCCATCCTTGTGCTTTTCTGGCACAAACAAATATGCCAAATCTGGAGCATAACGCTTATGCTGATTATTAAGCCACTGACGGCACTTGGTTAAACAAGTATTATAGTCATATCTATCGACCTTTGAGCCATCAAAAGTGAGAGTTACAAAATATTCCCATTTTTCAGACCTTGCTAAATCATGTATCTTATTTTTCGAGCGAGTGACCGAAACACGTTGAGAATGTTTCTGACGCTGTAGCTCAATCTCTGGAGACTCAAACTCTTTTAATCGCTCGAACTTGCCAGTAAAAGGATTAAATACAGTTTCAAGCTGCGAAGCCTCAAGTCTCTTCTCAATACATTCATTTTCGTAGTAAGAACTTTGTTCGTCAGGTATCTCCGTTACTCCATCTGGATAGATAGAAAATTTTACCTCACCATTGTGAAACTCTTGTATTTTTAGATTATAGCCAATCATTTTTTATAAAAGTGACTGCAAAGTGTTGCCATTGTCAAGTAGTAATGGCAACACCACCACTCTTTCGTAAATAGTTCTCATTTTCTAATCTCCTTAAAGTGTACTAATGGGACCATTCCTAATCCCCAGCGTGTTCTACTAAGTGCCAAAAAGCAGGCACTAAGAAGAACATTCGCGCCCCCTTCCCCGAAATCCAGGGGGGCTATATGATACGAACTGTTATGATAAAGCGCTTACCAAACGACATAAGACCATAAAAATATGATGCAAACGCGTCATATAACAGCTCATAAAACGACATTATTTAAAAGGCAATTCTTCATCATCATCAGACAAATCTTTATCAATAACACAAAATTCATGAATATAATGTGTTCTCAACGCTTCAACAACATTACAAACATCATGCATTAATGCATTAGGAAACCGACCAGACATGTAATAGAAAATATATCCATTGATAACAAAATCAATTGGGTTATCTGCATGGTGATTATCAATATAGTGCTTTGCATCAACAAACATCTCAAAATTAGTACTTTTTTCCATTTTCTTCTTTCCTCTACTTTCTTCTTTTCTTCTACTCTTTGACTTTTGTAAACAAGGGGGATTCCCACCCTTCGGGGACAATCCCCCAAGCTCAAAATTGTCTTGTGTTTTGGCTTGTCAAGGCTAAAATGCACTGCTGACGCAGGCCTTGACAACTTTCAACACGTTCTTTTGATGCACAAAAAAAGTGCAATCCGTAAGACAAACTCACGAATTGCACTTTTTTTAAAATGCACTATATTTAATTAAAATGATGCTTACCAACGCTTGAAACCTGCGAGAGCAGGAACACAGCAGAAAGAAGAATCGTGTCATCTATTCGTCAAACAAGTATTTAGCAAATAGTTTCCTAGCGCGCCTGCTCCTTTTGGTGTGATGGTCGCAGGCAGGAAACTACCACTTCCCCGACTTTTCTCCTAAAGACCAGTCGAAAAGACGTTTTCGCTAAACATTTCACAGTTTAACGAATAAATGACCTT